ATCGGTTTGAAAAAGAAGGGGTAATTAACCGATATGGGTACCACCTTATCTGTGAACATGGTCTTAGCATCTGGCCCAGACTTGGATAATATACCATATCTAGAGTCACTTGATATGGTCGCCAAATTAACAACCTCTCCTGATGCCATAAAGGAAAACCCAGAACGTCTGTTCTTAAGGTAGCACATCCCGTAACATCTTGTATCTGCCTTGCAAGCTTCCCAAAAGATAAAGAATAATCTGTTTGCTTCCCTAAAGTCTGGTTTCCCAACATCAATCTTGGACCACTGCAGGTAGACATAATGAGAACCAGTAAGATATATAGGCCGATCTTTGTTGTAAAACCAAAAACCTTTTTCACGCCTTTCAAACTCTGTGTCAATATAGTCATACCATTTTTCTTTAAAATCAACTGGATATTTTTCCCAGTCAAAAATAGTTTTTATTCTTTTTAATTCTTTAGGTAGATCTATAAATGTCCATTTATTATTTTCAAACTCATGTACATTTTCTTCTAGCGGTAAAGCTATTTTAAGATTTTGTATTTCATAAATTTCTCCTATCTTACCTGTTTTCGATATAACAACCATATCATGCTCTTTGTTATATCCATACTCCCAATCTTTTTTCTTATTTCTTTTTTTAAGAATATTAGGCCTTATATGTTCAGATAGTATTTTATATAAATCTTGCTTATACATTATTTAGCTCTTCCTTCAGCAAAACCACCAAAAGATTTTTTTTCAGTTTCTTTTTTTGGTTTTTCATTTAACATATCTTCTTCTTCTTTAATACGATTTAGTATTTCAAAAGCATCAAATATTGCTAATTTTTTTGTTGCCGCTGCGTTTTTTAAACGATCAGCAGATATATCGTCATCCGAATCTACAATAGGTTCTTTAGCTACCTTTATTAACTCATCAACTGCTCTTTGCCCAGCTTGGATTATATTCTTTTTTGTCTCCTTTATATTCATATTTAATTAAAATGTCGTCAGTGTGTAAACAATATAACAGCTCATTATCAATAACAAATTCAAATTCCCTATTGTTTTTAAACGCTATACAGTCTCCCTCGTTTATTCCCTGAGCTTCTAGCGAGCTATTGTTATACCTTACAACACCTACGTTGTTTAGAGTTTTTTTGTCTCTTAAATCAGATTTGTTTTCTAAAGGTTTTACAAAACATCTTTTCCCAACAGTGTGCCATTTAACAAGTTTTTTATACAAATAAACTTGATCTGGTTGACAAAAAAAATGATCTTCATTTAAAAGCTTACTGCTATCAACTTTTTTCCCTTGCTGGTTATAATAACTTCTAAATACATTATGGTGTATAATAACCTCATCGCCTTCTTCTATTGGTGTGTTTATTGATGTGGGTGTTGATATTACAACAGCTTTTCTATTTATAAACTTATGATCTTCAACAGTAGAATTTAATATTAATTTTTTATCACCAACTTCTAAATAGTTATTATAGCGATCACCAACTGGCATCACTATAAAATCATGTACAGATTTCATTAATACTGTAAATCATATTCAATGGATATTGCCATGTTAGAATTAAACTTTTTCCATGGCAATACCGCATTATTTTTTTTTATAAAAATATTATAAGAGTTATCTGGCTCTAAAAGTATGTGAGATATAGTGTGACCACCGTAAACCTCTTGACCAACAGAATAATGCATTGCATCGTTCTTGTAATCAGAACCTATACTTATCTTTCTTATAATAGAATCCATTTTATTTTTTGTCTTCTATTTCTGTATAAGTTCCGTCTTCCAAATTAATGTTTACAGCACCATACTTACTCTCTAACATAGCCTTAGTCTCCTCAACTCTTTCGTTTAATTTATCTAATCTATGCAGTACAATATGTTTGTTGCTTTCTAAAACACCAAGTTGATTTAGAAAAGTGTTAACTTCTTTTTGTTGTTCAACAACTTTTTCCAACTCTTGTTTTGTAATTTTTTTTGCTTTTGCCATTTTATTAAATTTAAATTGATTATTACTTACTTCTATTATTACTTATACTTTTAAACTTTTCCGCTCCACGCGAACCAAAGTATGCAACATAAACTGTTATTAAGAGTGATTTTAATAAATCTACCCAACTGTTGTCCACGTCGAACTGCATGTTTGCGCTTTCTAGTATTATTAATATAACTAAAGATATAGTTAAAAATATAAGAGTTAAGGGCCTAGTATTTTTACTAAGCCACGAATCACTACCCATATCTGCAGACCATCTTTTAGATACTTCCTGCATTTCAGTCATATCTTGTTCTAGTAATTTTAACGCTGTTTCCTTGTCTTGAGGTGGTATGTCTGGATCGTTATGTATTAAGTTTTTAACTAAACCTAGCAAACCTTTATCTGGCATCGCGTCTACTATGGCATCTATAAGACCTGATTTACCTAATAAAAATTTACCGACTTTAGTGTCTTTGAATTTTTTCTTACTCATTACATTTTCTTTTCAATAACATACTTAGCACCTGGAAATATATAGTCATGACCAGGATACATTACTTTTGTATATCCTCTATCATCAGTGCCAAGTACTTTAAACTCAACACCTTTCATAGTTATATGACCTCCGGGAATAACGTTATATGGTTTATTAACATCGGGACTATTTTTTTTATAACCCTTGATACTCATATTAATTACATGGAGGACATGGAGGACAATTACCTCTAGACTGATTTTTTATTTGTTTCTTTTTCTTTTTTCTTCTTTTACCTCTTTCTATAGAATCACCTATGTTATCTACTAAATTAGTAACCCCTTGACCTATTTTATCAACAGTTCTAGTAACAACATTACCATCACCATCAATATCCTGAAACATGTTATCTTTCTTGGTTTTGAATTTTTGCTTATCTTTAGTCTTGTAAATAGCTCCACCAGAAATATTCATGTTTGGTTTTTCACCATCTGTTGTTGGTTTTGGTGCTTGAAGCTTTTTACCTTCTGGTGCTGGAATATCAAATGGAACAACACCCTTTGGCTCCATGCTTAATGGGACTACAGGTTCTTGTCTGCTACGAGTAGCTTTACCTGTTTCGGTTACATTAAATCTACCGAAACCTGGTTGACCCTTAGCAGCTTCCCACGCAGCTATTTCTTCTGGGGTTTCAGCTTGTCTAATGTTAGTAGCGCTAGATTCGTAATTTCTTGTTTCTCTATTTTTAAGAGGATTAGCTGCAACATCTGCATCAGCTTTTGCTTCTGCTTGAGCTGTTGCTTGAGCTTTTAGTCTTCTTTTAGTTGCCTCAATTTGTGCCATATCATCATCACTTACTTGATAACCACCACTTGTCTCAATGCTAGTTTGATTTATAGCCGCTGAGTTTCTCATTTTAGGTCCATCACCAAGCATCTTGATAGTAGTTTCCACACCTGAGTCATAAGATCCTTTTACAATTTTCTTATCTACAGTGTTAAACAAACCTTCTGTTTTCTTTCTTCTTACAGAATGACTCGCGTCTTCATCTCTAAAAATAGGTTGATTAGATTCGTATGCAGCAGCTATATCTTTAGCTCTTTGTCTACGAGCTTTACCAGTTGAGCCTAGTCCAAGTGGATCTAGCTTAACATCTTTTGGATTAACTCTAGCTCCGCGTGTTACTTCTCCGGTGTTCACATCAACATCGAAATCGTAACCTTTACGCATTGCTCTTCTTACTTGTCTTTTTACCTTTCCCGCAGAAGCTCTTTGGTTTATAGGTTCAAGACCTCTCATTTTAAATGCCATAGTTTTAATTTTATACGTTATATTTAGTGTCTTTATATTTTGTGCCAGATAATTGGTAAGCTTGCGCTTCATATCCTAGTTTTCTAGGATCACCCGACAAAGCTCTGGCGCTATGCTTAGGTATTGTTTCACCTCTCCAGTATACATAGTTATCGTCGTAATCTAGTTCACCAGACTTCATTTGAGCTACATGTACTTCTTCATGACCTTTAACTTCATTATGAAACTTAGGGTCTAGCTTTTCATTAAGTATTATAACTCCGTTTCTAAGAGATTCACCTAGTACACCAGGTCCTAAATCTCTTTGATAAATAGGTGTGTTAGTGGTTTGATATGGATTTGGACCCATAACAAAACCTTTGCTGTTTAGTTTTATCATTTATTTTTATTAAATGGCAGCATTCTGTTTAAAGCTTCTTTTCTACCTTCACAACCACACGGAACGTTTAAACCTTTAGATACAGCATCAACAACTGCTTTTATACCTGTAGGTCTAGTTATTCTATTTTCAATAAAATCACCTAACCCACGTTCTTGCTTGTAGCTAGCCCAACTCATTTTATTTTTCTTTAGCAGCTTTTTTCATTGGCTCTTGCTTATTACCGTCGCCATCTAAATCAAGATAATCAGGTTTAGCTCCACCACTTT